AGCGGAGAGTGCCGTTGATGTCTACTTGATAGCCATTATCTACCGGTGTTGGCCCCATAAATATTCTACCGTTGTTGAATATTCTAAAGCGTTCACCGGACGACGTTCCGTTTAAATGTAGCCTTATTTCTTTGTTTACCGAACCAGACAATGACCCAAACAAATAAAATGCAGTATTGTCATTTTCAAAATCAGCCTGCGCGTCAGTTGTTGTCGAAGACCCTTTGAAATACAATGCACCCCCCGAAGTAATACGGAGGCGTTCGGTAAACGATGCGCCAGTATTGAATGTTAATGTTGAATTACTTTGTACACTATTAACAGCACCCACAACATCATAACCTAAATACATTTGATTTGTGCCTGATGTAATTTGTTCAAATATTGAACCTGACGCTGTACTAATATGTAATTTACTGCTTGGCGAACTTGTCCCAATCCCCACATTCGTTCCATTATCAAATATCTGCGAGTTCCCAATCGTTGACCCTGCCGTGAACTTTGCTACGTAGTTCGTTGTACCGCTACCGCTGACCTCCAATGCCGCCAAGGAATCCAAACCCTTCTGCCTCCATGCACGGGTTGAGATGGTTGTAGTGTCAACCAATGCCGTTGCGCTTGATGCAGATATATCACCATTCGCATCTGCCACTACATACCTTGTGCCGCTACCCGCAAGTTTCGCCATGCGGATAGACGAGTCACCTGATACAATCAAAGGGATAGGATATGTTGACCCATTAATCAGCCTGAAATCAAACTTGGTACGGAAATTTGCCGCTGTGCTATCAACAATTCTGTTGACCACAAACCCAGACCTTCTCCATGTTCCAGCATCATCTTGCAGTTGTGTTTCCATCCCTACCCCATAGTTGGGTCGAGGTTTATCACTTGTGAGCAACCCCTTGCGTAAAATAAGCGGGAATTGCCCTGCATTGCTAATGCTATCACTTTGCTTGAAAAGTGCCGTGTAACCATTAAACCCTGAAATCTCTGAAGTAAATAACGTTCTATTCTCAAGAGTATTTCCGACATAGTTACCATAAATTCGGATATGCCCTGAACTATCGTACATAACCGAATTGCCCAAGGTTGTCGAACCCGTTGCCTTGGGAATGTAGTTTGTTGTGAGCGTTCCGGTAATATACGACCCCGAACTTCCTGCCATGTCTGACCATTGAACTCGCACTGAATCCCAGTACAAGAACTTGTTCTTCTGCACGGAGAAGATAAGCAAGCCATTGCGCTTCCCGCTTGAGAAAATAGCAGTATCCACAACGATCGGGGGCATGAAGCCCTTGGTCGCTCCGTACCGTGGGCCGATGCTAAAGTATGCCGCAGTATCCGTGACAGCATTACGGCCGACAGACATCTGATTTCGGAATACATAATCGGGAACAGCATTGATCTGCTGACCATTAGACCACACCCATGCGGTCAAAAAAGTGATGATGATTGTAAGCCTTCTCAATATCATTTGGTAAATATTTTAATGATTTCTCCGAAATTTAGGTTGGCATCAAACCAAACCCTCTGATTAAAAACATCAATAACGCATTCCCCAGGTGGCACAGAGCCTATCGTAGGTATGTCGGTAATATCCGTAGAGCCACCAACACTTACGCTGTAAAAGTATTGGCTATAAGGTTCGTACAAAGACCCATCAACCGTACCAATAATCTTGGTTATCGAACCCAATGAATACGATGCCGCTATCGAAGGAAGTGTCGGATAAGCAAACAATGATTCTGCTTGGTACAATATGTAGTAGTCCCCGTCAATAATCACATAGTAACCCTTCTTGTATTTCTCCTGACCCATTTGATAACGAGGATATACAGTATCCCCCGTAATAACCAATTGGAGACGATTTGTGCCTATGGCGGTCGTAACTATAGTAGTACCCCAAGATGCGGCATTCACAGCCGTCTGAAGGCCGTTACGCACATCTGCGGTGGTATCCCCAACCTGAACCTTGTACTTGGCTATCGTTTGGTCAAAATACAGCGAATAAACAATGCCAACGGTAGGAGTCGGACCTATCTCAAAGACCAACGTGCGCTCAATGCTCGGAGAATAGACTATCTCATCAACAATCGGTACAAGGTAGTTACCTGAACTAATCGTAATCTGCTTGACTTGATAGTACTCGAACGTGTACACCGTATAGATAGCCGCTCCACCAAATGTACTGCTATGCTTTATCCCAATGCCATTGCGGTCAACCACAAGCACATCCGTGGCATAAAGGCCAAAGATAGGCAAGTACGGTTGTACATCGGTCACAGTAAATTGATAAGCCTTGTACATTAGTCAATGTATATCACTAAAATCCATTCGTCAACCCCAAGTGCCATCCCAAACTCAAAACTACCCGTACTGCTGATGTACTTGACTTGGTTACCGGTAGGCGTACCTACACTAATAATCTCCAAACCAATACCATTTCGCCTGACATCCAGTACCTCATCGTTTATGATACTCGCATTCGATATCGTAGTCTCTCCACCGGTAGCATTGTACTCCCATGCCTCCACATCAATACCTCCTGGGTCAGGTGCAGTCTGAATAAATGTCGGGTCAGAAGTCATCGTCATGGTCATGCTGTAAGTAGCAGTACCACCGGCTTCGGTCTCTATCGTGAAGTCATCTACAAGGCAGTTGACCTCATAGGTCTTGCTGTTGCCGTTCGTATCGCTGATGACATATTTTGTAAGCACCTTCAGAAACGACAACTGAAAATCCAATAACTCAAGCGGTCCGTATGCAGACGCTCCGGCATTGATCTTGATTAGTCCCGATGTGCTTATCGTACCGGTTACCCTGCCATATTCGTAAGACCTCCACTTTCCGGATGAGTACGGAGCAAGTTCTATCTTGTCAGCGGTTATGTTTATAGTGGCAGATGTACCACACGCAAGAGGGTAGAATGCCCCACCAAGCTTGTGGTATATTACAATTCCGTCTGCCTTTACTATATCTGACATTTCCGCTTATTTATTCAAAGTAAATATCCCACTTATGCGTATCACTTGTTCCTGGCAAAATTGAGTCATCTAAATCTTCATCCCAAATTTCTACCAAATCTGCAATCCAAGTACCATTCATAAAGTCAACCTCCCGAAGGTTCATAATTGCATAGGTCTTGTCTGCATCCTCTGAAAACTTAATAGTATTCAGCATGCCAATAGGGTATCTTGTGCCGTCTTGATCCCATTCAAGACCAAAGAAATTACCCTCTATCATGTTTCTATGCCTCCGGTTGAAGAACCATCTTGACAGAGCATTATGCCGCTTGAAATTATATGGTCCGGAAGGATACCCCCTTGGATTCCATAACGAGGATGTACGGGTTTCCCCGTCAGTCAAGTACAATGTACCCTTGTGATTGTCGTATCCGTCATCTACAAATATCTCATACTCTTCATTACGGTTGATGTTCTTGGCTATGGTATAACTATGATAATCACCTTTTACCTTGGTCAGTCTCAACGCATTGAGAGGAGGTGTAATTTCAAAGTTTAAGTCCTTGAAACGCTTCCAAAACTTTCCGATGGTATTTTGTACATACAATCCAACGGTCAATTCTCCATCTATCGGAACATCATTAGATACCAACTCAAATTCTTGGTACTCTATATCATCTTTGTTGGTGACAGTCCTATTGACACCAAAAGAATCATCAAAGGTTGTAGTTGACCAAACACCACTACTATTAATCCTATAATACACGCCTGCATCTGATAGCAACCGCATATACATGCAGACCTCTGATTCCCCAGGCGATACCCCAGGCTCAAGGTCTCCCCAAAGTTGCTTGAATGACATTGTTATTCTATCACCCTGACTTACCCTAATAGGTTGCGACCGAACCAAAGATGAAAGCACATCCTCAACCTCCACTTCTACATATTCATCCTCAAAGTCCCTCCCAAATATCAAATAGCGGTAGAACTCCTTTGTACTTGCAGGATATGATCCACCGGTAGCATCTACTACATGATCCCATTCATCGACAGACCAGTAGTAGTAGTACTTGGTATCAATAAGCACTTCGCCTATAAACGTGCCTTGCAGAAATGTTTGATTAGGGAGTACCTGAACATGAGGAGTGTAGGCAAAACTAACCCTTGTCTGCTTTGCCGGTTTCTGTATTGTCTTGAGCATCTCCGGCATTATTGGCTTTATCAGCGTATCCGGACCTATCTCAATCATGTATCGGCTCAAGATGTTACCCCGCTGACCTATGGTAGGCTTATTGTTTTGAAAGCCATAGAGAACACCTGACTGCGGGATAAACAATTCAGGTATCCGTACTACCCACCATTGACCTTGGTACTGAAATATGGTCTGATTAAATGCCGAATTTATCTTCTCAATTACTGTATAGCAATCATCGTAAGCATTCGGTTCAGGTACAAATGTCAAGGCATCTATCTTGCATTGGTCAAGTCCCGTTTGCTTTGTGCCGGTGTTCATGCCGGAATAAAACAGATTGCTTATGATGTATGAGAACGTGAACGATTGTGCCGTATTATGAACACAGAACTCCAACAATTCGTATGGTGTCCATTTGCCAATGATTGACTGACCATCAAAATTCTGTAATGGTAATGTCTTAAGAGAGCCAAACCCATCATCGGCACGAAGGGTTATGATGTGGTTCTGCGCTATCCAAACCTCGCTCATGTCCTCCTGCGAGATGATTCCATACCAATAAGGTGAATAGTTCCCATAGGAGAATATCACCTTCATTGCTTTATCATCATCCTCAACGAGAAAGTCTGCGATATTGACTCCGGACGCAGATGCAAGTATCTCTATCGTTGCCTGCTGTGGTCGGATGGGTTTGAATAGGTCAAGGTCATTATTAAACTCATTAAGAACAAATGGCCTCTGTGAACCATATATTCTTACGGGTTCACCGCTGTATAGTGTATCATCTACAATGAATTGCAGTTTGCACAAAAGGTCTTGTGCATTCGTAAATTCCATGATAAACTTTACCGCCATTATCCTACTCTGTTTATCCGAGCATTAGACCTCGCAAGTACACCCACCAAATCCTGACCCCTCTGCACAAGTGTAACATTGCCTTGGATAGCAACTCCACCAGGACCAACCATCATTCCCATAGTTGGGTTTATGTTTGGTGCTGAAACCCTACCAGTTTTTCTCAAAGCCTCTATTATACCAACACCTTTTTTAGCAGCAGTTCCTGCTGTACCACCTGAAGCAATGTTTAATGCTTGGTAAACAAGTTCTAAGGCAATAGCTTTTGCTGCTGCAATGGCTATTTCTTTAGCTAACTTCTTCATGCCATCTACCAAACCATCAATGGCACTTTCACCATTCATTAAACCTTGTACAAAATCTCCGGTAAAATTTCCAATAGCATTTGCAAATAACAGAGCTTGATCCGTTAGTGCTTGTAATCTTGCGTTTTCATTTTCAACAAATGTCTGCCTACTCGCATCAACTTGCTTTAAAAATGCTTGTATTTGTTGTGGACTTATTATTTTAGTCGAATCAGGAACTGCTTTTGGTATTGCCTCAAATGCTTTTCTCGTTTCTTCAGCAGCTTTTCTTCCTGCCTCTCCGTCTGCTTTCCAATATTCTACTCTTCTTGTTACGCCTTCTCCAACAATTCTTGTAATCTCATTTTGCAAATCAAGCTCTATGGCTTTTAATGCTTCTGATAATTGTTGCCTATCGGTTATTTGCTTAGTAAGTTGAGCTGCTTTGATGTCTCTTTCAAGAGTAGCAATCTTAATTTGCTGATCCTCAAAATCTTTATTCAAAGAATTTAATGTAGTTAGGTAAGATTTCTCTTGCGCCAACTTTGCTTGTAATATAGCAAGATTATCCTTAACCTCTTTGTTTTGTGCAGATGCTCTTGTAGTTTCAGTTTTCTTTAATGTCGCAGCTGCTAATTCTGCTACTTTGGCAGTAGATGATATTGAACTATTGGCCGTATCATCAACTGATTTACCATATTCGTATGTACTTATTATTAATCCACGTATTTGTGTCTCAATCCTTTTCTGCTCTTCCCGTAATTTAGTTAATTCAAAAGTAGCTTGTGTATATTGATTTGCAAATGGGTTTACACCACCCTTTTCCGCTTTAGCTGCTGCGTCAAAATACTGCTTACTAACTGCTGCTTGATTTTTCTTAGCGGCATCTAATTTTAAATTAACGGCATTCAATGCTACTTTTTGCTCCGCTAACTTTTTATTAGTATCGTCTAATTGTGTTGCAAAACCCTTCTCTGCTTCAGCATTTCTAATAGTAGATTTGTAAGCTTCTAATACATCAATTACACTTTTTAAATTACTTTTTTGTAAATCATATCCCTGAAAAATATCTCCGTATTGAGAAGATATTCGTTTTAGTATCTGTTCCTTTTCTTGATTGGTTTTATTTTCATCACGAAGCCCACGAATAAGATTATCAAGTCTCGCAATGTCACTATCTGATGCAACTCCCGCTGCGGTTCTGACATCCGGAAGACTTAATGATTCCTTTAAAAACTTCTCATAAGATTTATTAGCCTCATTTAGGCGTTCAATCAACGGACCAAGATCAGAAGTTAATGCAGTAATAGCACCGCTTAAAGAACCATATTTTTGGACAGAAGCAGTAATTAGCGAAATGACTGCGCTTATGGCAACAGAAACACCTCCTGCGCCTAATAGTCCTGCTGCAAACTCTTTAAAGGCCGCACGTGTACTTTTGTTAGTTTTTATCAGTTCTTGAAACTGATCTATAAATACTGGAATGTTATTGGATATAGCAATAAATCCGAAAGGAAGGTCTCTTACAACTTGATTTAACCCATATACTGCAATCCTGGCTCTGCGAGATGATTCATCTACATCAGCAATATTCTTGGATAATTTTTTGCCTGAGTTTGCTGCTCTTTCTTGTTCATTAGCAACTTCAGGTACAATTTTAGTTAAATCCCTAAACTCCTTTTTTGCCCTTTGTAACTCAGTATTTAATTTTATATAAGCGTCAACAAGTTCTTGTTTTCTTACAGCATCATTTGTACTTAATGCAGCCTTCTCAACTGCTCTTAATGCTTTTGCTACTTCATCTGCACTTGCCGAACCTTGTTTACCAAAATCGGCTAAACCATTTTTAAGGGTCGTAAGAGACTGAACAAACCTCGCATCATCTGCGCTTATCTCAATTACAAGTTTATCCAGTTCTGCCATCTTCTATCGGTTTTAAGTAGCCTGCTCTTTTGTACTTTTCAATAAGCAACAAATTCTCTTTATCCTGCTCCCGACTAAGTTTCTTCGTCTTAGTATCCTCATCAAAAGGCAATGGGAGGAACTTAGTCAGGTCATTAGTTACCGACTTGCTTCCTCCCATTACTTTTACTATTGTGTGCATAAGCAGTCTTGACTGCCTCCAACTATCAACCATCTTGCGCTCATAGGCTTCCTTTGCTTCAGCAAACTCCCAAGGGAGCATACAGTAGAAATCCTTTGGACGCATTCCCATGCTTCCTACGGCATATCCGTATATCTCTTTGTAGTTTAAGGGTTCTCCGTCAGACTTTTTTTTTCGTCAGTCTCCTTCTTGCCACGGTTCTGAGATTCAACAAACAACTTCCAAACCTCAGTAATCGTTTCAGGATGCTCTACATATACATCCTCCATGAAGTCGAAGAACTGCTGAAAGTTCATCTCAGGCATCTGCTCCATATACATAGAGTATGTCTGATACCCAAGCCAAGCCATCTTGGTAACCGTAACAGCGTTAATAAACGACTGCTGCGAATTGCTTGTTACTGAACCTTCTCCAAAGACCTGATCTCCGGTCATACCCATCAAGGCGTGGAATCCAAATCGTATGCCGATTGTTTTCCCCCCTGAAGAGAGATACATATTGCCGCTTGACATATATCGTATTTTAGTGCTTAGTAGGTCGTGTCGAGAGTGCCGGTCATAGTCAGTTCACCGCTGAAGGTCAACGTAGCACCCGCATCACCGGTAAGGTCAAGGGATGTAACGTATGCCTGGCCGGCAGTAAAGAACAGAGAACCGGAAGTACCATTGTAAATCCTCCAATAAAGGAGAGTTCCATTGTTCATCCAGTTCAGCATATTCTTGTAAGTGACCTGAGCCGCAGTCGGTGCTGATTCGCAGATAGCAGCAAAAGGAATGGTAACCTGAAGGTTGCCAAGGCTTACGCTGATACCGCAAAAGGTCTCTGTGCTTGTTACATCACGGGTCATGTTAGTTCCCGTAGATGTAAGGCAAACGAGCGTGGAATAATTCACCCCGTCAACAGACAGTTCAAGCGGGGCGTTAATGCTGTCAATAGCTGCCATTTTATCTTCGTTTTATTGATCTTGTTGTATTTCGCATCTGAATCTCTCTATCTTCCTAAGAACCCATTTTGTATTGTTCTGCTCAGAGAGATATGATGATGATTCACGATACAATCCATTTACCGAAAAGCCTGCGTCAAAACTCAAACCGAATGTCGCTAATCCTGGCATTAAAATACCCTTGATGGTATTCGACACAGCATCCACAACATCCTTGGTCATTGCTCTGTTTTGATGATGGCAAATGTCAATCACCATGACGCAACCCGTCACAAACTTACTATAATTTCTCCTATCATCACCATACTGATTACCAAGCACTATAAAGATATTAGGTGCGGTATCAGATGCGAACTCGTCATAAACGGGAATGGTTACTCCGTTGTAGACTACGTTGCCGTCTAATGCATTGTATACTGCTTTCCTAAATACCCGTTCAGGGTCTTTGTAGATCATTATAGTTTCCTTAAAAGTCTTTTCAATCTCTTTCTTATCCTATCCCTTGCATCAACATACGGCTCAAGGAAAAATCCTCTGCCATTGTTTATAGGTAGGTATCCGGTTTCTGTGGTCTTAATAGGTTTGCCTAACAACTTGCGATAGATAGGATACCAATTCTTCTTGTCAATGCCCTTCTTTGCGGCCCATCTGTATATGTTCTGCTTTGCAGACAATCCGCTGTTGTTCTTGGTAATGCCTTTGAACTTGGCGGCATATTTCTCAAAGTATCTCTTGGGCCGGTAACCGCCTCTTATGCCAAACTCTGCAAATGCCGAATGCTCTGCATCTGACCTGAACTGCACAGTATTGCTTATCCGGATGACCGATATTCCTTCAGCCAGGTCACCAAAGGTATTGCTCGTTCCGATGTTATTCTTGGCTTCTGATGCCGCTACCTTAAGTTCTTCCTCTGCTATGTCAACCGCACGAATCTTTAACTGCTGTGGTAGCAGTCGAAGGATGTTGGCTATCTCCTTGTTATTCTTGATGTTTATTTTGACATTACCGGCCATTAGGTTTCCGCTATTGCAAATATCCTCCACATGCGCCTTTTCTCCTTGATGTTGGTAATACCATTGATGGCATACACCTTGCCACGATACAAGATGCTGTGGCTCTTTGTAGGAGTAAAGTTCGTAGTGTACTGGATATCAAAATTGTAAGAATCAATAATTACGCCCTCGTTATGCAGGAAGGTCCGGTTAGATGATGTAGGTCTTGCCCAAGCAAAGCACTCATATACCGTAGTCATAGTTTCAACATCACCACCGGAGTCTTGTTGGGTAAGCACAGATGCCTGAAAGGCTATTTTCTGCATGCTACCTATCATATCTGAAACCTTGCATTTTGTCCAACAATCCTTTCAGCCTCTACGCTGTAATTCAGTTTGCCTTCGCTATACTCTCCTCTGTGGTTAAAGATGAAGGTAAACATCTGCATGATGGCAATCTTCAGGTCTGCTTGAACGGAGGAAACAGAACACTCATATTCTATATCGTACAAACCATCCATGTCCACAATGACAAAATCATTGGCCGCCCCAACATTCGACTGATCTTGGGTATAGTAAGATGCCGTGCTGTTGTTCAGCGTACTTATGATGTAGTTCACTTGGCTGACCGGACTATCCGGCAAACGAAATAAGGTATTTGCAACCAAACTCACAGTCAAATTGACCTTCTTGGAAATCAAGGCGATGCTCGTAGCCTTCTCAATGGACTGCCTTGCCGCAGACAAATAGATGGGCAGTATGCTGTCATAATCGGTGTAGTCTATTGCGGCATGTATTTTAGCCTGCTCAATAGATACCGGCTCTGTACCGGTTTCAGTTACCCTTGTTGATATGATTGTATTTACTGCCATTGCCGCTCTTGTAATCGTTTATGATGCCAAGCATCCATTGTGACATCTGATTCAGTTCGTTCGTAGGATCAAGCTCTATTGACCTCTCAATGGCCTTTGCCGATGCCTTGCGGTATCTTTTCTCGTCATCAAGCTTTTCAATAGCCTTTACCCACTCTGAAACATCATCTCTATCCTTCACAAATATACCGGCATTTCCGCAATTCTCTTTTAGACCATCGGTTGGTGATGCTATGACCGGTATTCCGGATGCCATTGCCTCGGTTGCAGTCCGACCCCATGACTCGTATTTGCTCGGCATAATCAGTATTCGGGTCAGTTTGTAAGCCTCACGGATGTCTTGTTGCTTACCCATAATCCTGACATTTGATGGCTGATCAAGTATCTGACCAATCTTCATCGGTTCTGAATACGAGCCAATCACGCCAAGGAACTTCCGGTTTGGCATCTGCTTGGCAATCTCCCGCAGAATCTCACCTCCCTTATTTTGGTCAAGGTTGATAAGGGTGATATGCTCATTATCCCAAGCATCCATGTCTATTCGGTAATGCCGGTAGTCAGTAGGGGGATGCAGGACAAAATCGTGATGGGGATACTGCAACTTCTGCTTAATCCAATGGCTATTATAGATGATGAATTGTGGTCTGTCAGCACCTATGATATGCTCCCTTTGAAAGTCGTTATGGATTATTTGGAAGACCGGCTTGCCAAACATTCCGGCTAACTGCTGTGTCCAAGCAGAGTAGTCAAGGTGCGTAAACACCGCATCTGCCCATTGAAATAAACTAATCTCTGTGTACTGGTCCGGAGGGAACACATCCACATTGTCATAGACATAGTGCGAATCTATTTTGTATATGTTCGCTTGCTTGAGCAATATCTTGACTGTGTGACCCTGGCTTTGTAAAAACCGGTTCATTTGATGCAACATCATCTCCGCTCCGCAAACGTGCATAGGGGGATATAGATGGATTGAACATAGAATATTAGCCATATTGTCTTAAATTATTATCCATGATTCAGGATAGATATCCTTGGTTTCAAGATGAGATGCGGAAGGTCCGAACCATTGTTTAGGTGCAACAACGCATTCGCTTTTTGCCAACCATGCTCCCCACCAACTAAATGTGCTGTTGGCAATGATATGTCGGTTGCACATGCTCATAGCATGTAAGGCATCTATCGTTTTATTGGTATCAACAGAATGTATCCGGATGCCATCAAGATATTGCATTGCCTTCTGCGGTTCATCGCTGAAGAGAATGATTTTACCGCCTACCTTCTCAACTGCTTGTCGGTAGTATTCCTGACTGCATATAGGATGGTAATCACTCCCATAATCTCCCATACGGACATGGAGTGCAGTATAGTCATGCTTTTGTGTTGGTTTTTTGAACTGGAAATAATGCCGGATAATATCCTCACAATGCTTGAAATACTTTTCGCTCTGCATGTGACCGGTCAAGTCCACATTGTCAGGTACAAATAGGTCGCTGTAACCCCAATGCATAAAGTGTTCAGGGTATTGCCTGCCATCCCATAACGGCAACTGATGCTCAAAGTGTTGTGCTATTTGATAATCATCAGCAATATTGAAACGAACTTGCTGATCATAATTGACCCATTTAGGAAAAGAAAACTCTCGGCCGTACTTTCGAGCAATGCCGATAGTGCTTGCGACTTGGAACATTTGATTCCCAAGCCGACCATATCTGCCCAAGGCACTAAAAGTCATCATTGCGCTTCCGATGATGGTTAAAGATTACCGGATAGACATCCTGCTCATATCCGCTATGGTCATAGATAAACTGGCCGTTATTGTAGGATGCCGGCCACCAATGTTTTTCTATGCCATATTTATGCGCTACGCAAGTTAGTATTGCTTGGTCGTGTCTATGCTCCTGAAATCCGATAAAATGCGTTTCACATGGACTGTCATCAATAAACCCAGGTATCTGACACCAAAGTAGCCACTCATGTATAAATGACCGGCCAAAGTCATTATTGCGTACAATTATGACCGATGCCTGACATTGCTTACCAATCTTGTACGGCTTTGGTAATATCGCATTTTGAACATTGTACTTGCACCAATGCTCATGCTCGTACATATTACCAAACAGAAATACATCTTTGCCGTGGTATGGTATGCAATTTATGTTATTGATGAACTCAACACCGGCATCCGTGTAAACCAAGTATTGACCTTCAGTAAGGGTATGCAAAGCATCAGAAATTATTTTTGGTTTCCATAACCAATATCCTGCACCCCTGTCTTGTGACAGAATTTTATAATTATCTTGTCTCCATCTTTCATCAATAATGCCAAAAGTATATCTAAAACTGCTGTAACACCCATGATTCATTGCGCTTCTCTTACACAATGCGGCAGATGCAGTCATTCGATTGTCGCAGTATGTGATGTGATGTATCATTTGATGCTTTTTAGGTATTCTTCAGATGCCTTGAAAGTATCGGTGTAATCGACATTTCTATTCCATAAGTCCGAATGCGATGGTGCTTGAACTGCAAGGAATGGAACTGTAACCATTGCATCAAATGCAGATAGGTTTTCGCTTAACCATGCGTCATACATCATACCGGAATTAGGGTCGTAGTTCTCTGTAATATATTCAGCCGCACCCTTGTAATATCCTATGGCATGTGTAGTATATCCGCAATATACCCTCCTGAAGTAATTGGAGGCGTATGTAGGCTCTTTATGGTCGGGATATGGCCTTGCATTAATTCCGTAATACAATACCCTTGGATTCCATGCAAATTTGTTTTCATCTGCATGTATCTCATCAAGTTTATTCATGTTCCGAAACCTACAATCATCTTCTAATACCAAAATCCGATTTGCATCAGACTTAATAAAATTTTTTAAAATGTTGTAATGGGAATGATTGAATGAATCCCTCGGAGTAGCCATTGCCAAAGAGTCAAAATACTCGTATCGCAGATTGATTAGGTCTGCATGCTTGTCAAATTCCTTCCTTCTGTCCTTTCGCTCCGGCTGTGATAATACCACAACCTTATCGTAATACTTGTTGAACATGGGTAAAAAAATTAGGCGTACCCAAAGATACGCCCAATTAAAATCAAACCAATGTAACCAGCACTTATGTTCCGGTCGTTCCGTAGACTGCGGCAGTCGGTTGGAAAGACAGCAGTTCGATGCGAGCCTCGGCACGGTAAGTGACCAAGTTCTTCACGAAATCGTCTTGATCGAATTCCGTAGAACGGACTTGGAAACCGCTTGCTTGTGCAATGGCAAAGGCATCGGTGTTCATGCAGTAGAATCTGCTACCGGTAACTTGGCTGTGCGGTACAACCGGAACACCGTTGATACGGACATTGCCATTGGCATCAATGCCAACAGATGCAGGAACAGAGAAATCACTCGGCTTCGTCAACAGAACTTTGCTCCAAGCATCCCAAGTGGTCAGGATGAGGTTCGCCATTCCGAGACCCAGGTTGCCGTGCTGTGCAAGGGCAGAAATCATCTTGGAAACCGTGATGGTTTCAGAGGTAGACAGAGCCGTTGAGTTGGTGGCAATGTTGTTCAGGAAGCGGGTATTCACCGTGCGATTCCAATCTTCCACGAGGGACTGGCTCAAATAAGCCTGAAGGAAAGGCAAGTCCTGCAACATCTGACGTGAAACCTTGGCGTAACCGGCAATGAACGGAACGGAGGTATTAACCATCGTTACATCATAGTCCAGTTGTGCTTTGGCTTGACCTTCAGTTTGTACACCAAACGAACCTTCGCCAACCGGATTGTTGCCACGGGGGAACGTTACGTTGCCGGTAGCGGTCGGGATGATGCGGAAGATGTCGTACAGATGCGGGTTGTAGAAACTCCGCATGATGGGGTTCTGCACATAGCTGATCTGCGAAGTGCCGGTCAGGTTGTTGCCCAGGGTCATAACAGCCACATCCTTCATCTGCATGAAAGCAGTCTCGGACTTGATCTTGTCAAAGTTCTCGGAAACTACATCAACAACAGCAGACTTCAGGTGGTCGGAGTGCATCCAACCGGCTTTTGCCTCGTTAGCGATAGCACCCTTCACTTTGCCGGAGTCAGCAAGGACCTTGTCCACGCTTTTCTTCAGTTCAGCCAGGGTCTCGCTCTTTTTCTGTGCATCTTCGTTCATTTCGTTGATGCGGGCCTCCGTTTGTTCGTTGATTTTCTTGAACTCGGTAGCCAGTTCTTCCTTGTATCCCTTCAGTTTCGGATCAAGGATGTCCGTGATTTGCTTTACAGTTTCACTCATTTCAGAAGTGTTTAAAAGTGAGAAGATTTATTGCATCAAGCAAGTCCTCATCACCCTTTTGCTGAAAAGGTGTCTCATCGACTGCCTTGCCGCTACTCATGGTTTCAATGACCTGATACAGTTGCTTAATTTCTATCAAACATGCTTCGATGGCATCATCAGATGCATCGGTATTGCGTACAAATTTCTCAAAGGTTTTGATTCTGTCCTTTATCTCCACCGCACTTTTCATGCCCAACATCGGGGTCATTTCGTTTGCACCCCAAGCAGTAAGGGAAGAACCTTCGTACAATTTAACATCCAAAATCTCATTCGGACCTTCCTTACTCTTGTTCTCACGTATTGTAGAGAAACCAATGGAATGCTCTTTAATAAGTCCGGACTCAACCATCTTTATGAAATCCTGACCAAGGTTATGACTGCCGACCTTGGACTCATAGTAAAGTCCATACTCATCCTCCTTCAGCACTTGTATCACACCAAGAGGCTGTGATGGATTGTGGTTCATCAAGTGCTTTATCCGACCTTTTGGAAACCACTCTTCCAAACTACGCTTAAATGCACCCCTGCGGATTATGTCGTTGTCTGAATCAACATTGTCAAATGAACTGAAGTAACCGGTTACAATTCCTTGCTTCCGGTCAACATCCTTTATGCTATTGTCGATTGATTTATATGCGTAGATCATCGTTCTATGTTTCTTGTCAATTTGCTCAAGCTTATTAATTGCCCAGTTTATACCGGCATCACCTCCCCAAGCATCCCACATCAAACCACCACAACCCTCGCTGTATGGTACATCCTTGTTCTGCTGATGACGCTTAAATGATGCCATGCGAGCAATAGTATCACGGCTTATTTTCTCTCTGTTAGCCAACTGATTGGCTCTTGTCCAACCTACCGGTGTGCCGCACGATGACCCATTCTCTTCCTTCCATTTCAAAGCACGTTTGGCATTGTTAGATGCCGCTTCAGGATAGTCGTTATAGGTCTCTGCCTTCTCTGACCTATCATCATCATCATTATCGTCATCCTCCTGCGCCAAATACGCAACATAAGCACTAACTGCTGACTCCCTGCTTGTGTATTTGCAAGGGCCATCACCTATTCTGTATGTTCCGTCACCGCAAGAATATACCGGCATTATAGTAAGTCTGATAGTCTGAACAATATATCCGTATCCAATGTGTCAAAGCCTCGGAATATTGGCCTTCTCCTCTCATCAAGGTTCGGTAATATCTTTAGCATGCACCTGCAATTTATAACGTTTTCCGCACTCGCCAATGGGTCACCTGGAAACCGGATGTCTTCACCATTGTTGAATGACTGCTCCAAAGGTATTACTGTGCCGTGTAATTGAGTGTGACTAAACGGATTATCCCTGACCTTTTCATCCTCTGCCGTGACCCATTCCTTCATTGTCTCGTAAGGCAGAGATGCCGCCCCTAATAGTATTCCTGCATTGACTGCTCTTGTTGTTTCAGTACGGGCAATCCTTGCCGCACGAATCATCGGGATATTGGATTTGATTAATAGATTATATACATCTTCTTGGCTCAAATTAGCCTCTGAAGATTTATTCAATATCCTCATTAGGTCTTTGCGGGTAGTATTATTGATGTCCTGCACAAATGTTGCACCATGCAGTCTTAACCATTGCTCCAAGGCTGAACGCCACAAGGCATCAAACCTTTTAGGACTCTTCCAATGCAATGGCAGATACATGCCCTTCATCATGCTCTCAAATGATGATGTAGACTCATTGTAAGTCCTACGGGCGTAGTACACAGCCACAGATAAGTACATCTGCGAGATAGGTCCGAACGCATTGTCATCGTAGAGCGGTCGTGCCGCAAAAGCATAGGCAAAGGCGTAACCTTGTGTTCTTGCGACTTGTGCTACCGCCTTAAACCTTTTCTTTATGATCGCCTCAATCTTGCCTTGCAGTTTTACTTCAGCCGCCACCGATGGGCGTACAATTTCTCTCCAAGTCGTTTGTCGTTCCGCTTTGTAGGCTTTGATGCTCTCGTAGTAGTTTGCTATAATACGACTCCCGTGCAAGTTCTCTAAATTTTTTCTCCGTAAGACAAGTGCGTTCCTGCGGAATTTTAGGGTATTTGATCATCACCTTGTGCCAAAGGTCCGGCATTCTGTCCAAGCTGTATGGTTTGCATTTCTGTAATAGGAATCATTCCCGATGGCATAAAGATCATGTTCATCTCCGGTTCGGGCCTTGCGCCATAACGAAGTACTGCCCTACGCTCATTGTATGTCAGCCAATGTGCATCCCGAACAGAGTCATTCAGGTCCTTGAGGTCTTTTTGTATCTCCGGCAGTTCGGTGTAATCGAAATCAATGTACAACTTCCGGTTACCGGATGCCTTGAACCTGGGAGTCAGTTGCCGGTTCAGCAAATCACGCAAAGACTTCCATTCGGGAAGAAGTTTGTTCACGATCAACTGCTTGATGGCAGATTCGTAGTTATTGTATGTCGTATGCTCTGCGTCAAACAACACAGTCGGTACGCCATATATATTGCAAAGACGCTGAAGGTTTAGACGCTGTGCATCTAACAACTGAAGGTCAATGCTTGTCATGCCAAAGTTGTGGTATCCCCAGTCACCGGCAAGAGCAGTCACAGCACCCTTTTGGGTATTGCTGTTAATACGCTCATTAACATCATTCATAATTGATGTGACATCTTGCCTTGACATTGTCCTTGGCAAAGCCTTCCCAAACAATGCGCCTTTCGCACCATTGTTGACATACATCCCACCGGATGCCTTTTGAGCATACAAGGCATTGTCAAGAATATTCTGTGCGGCAGTCAGGGGAGATAGGCCACGAAGATGCATGTACTCAAACTCATCCACAACCGGATTAAAGTATTTCCATACAATCATGTCCTCCTTCTCCACCGTCATAATCGGAATACCGGCATGCTTGATGTAATAACCATCAACGCCAAACATATCATTCTGCTTGGACATCATACCTACCATAGGTGGAGGAATGACTTGTAGTTGCAGAACCCTTCCACCTGGGTTGCCACCGGTATTCAGATAAAGGTCTCCTTCTCCGAAAATGAGTTTGTAACCAAAGTAATTTTCAAGAAGGGAAGAAAGGCTCTGCTCATCGTTTGGGTTCTCAAGCAGATTGCTCAAGTCGTTTTCGACTACAACCTCCATCGAAAGGTTCTTCAGCATCAGCGACCGCTCCATATTGCTACCTGACAAGAATCCGGATGGATTCATTGCCTTGTATTGTGCAAACTTCTGCAAGTCCTTGATTTCATATACATAGACCGGAAAGGATGCAAACTTCTGCGCCAACATCGACACAATGGAGTAGATACCCTCATGTGTATTGTAACTTTTAGCATACTTGTACTGCAATAGGTCTTGCATGTACATCCGTGGCCGGTACTGATAAAGTTCCGGCATTACGCTTTGTCCTACCGGTATTTCAGGGAAGGCGGCTTTTTCTCTGTTGAATAACTTGTCAAATATTCCCATCAGATTACATACCAGTCAAGCAGGTCGCTTTTAGAGTGTGTGAATATTGCATACCGGCAGGCATCAATCAAGTGGTCTTTGTACTTGACCGGAACATCTGTCGGTACTCCATTTTTGTCAAGCTTCCAGCAATATCCTCTTAATTCAGCCATAAAATTAACTGAAAACTCTGTAACATACAGAGGCATGGATTTCATCTTGCGGATTCCTTCCAAAACATCCTTGTCTGCTTTGTAGGCATTCCACCCTGCTCTTGTCAATTCCTCAATGCTTTCTGCGGCTGCCGCATCGCAATATAGTATGTCATCCTTGAATACGCCTTCCGTCTCCATCCGGACCATCAAGTCTGCGGTGGTTAGGTTCTTTTCATATATGACCTCATGTGCAAATACCTTGTCATCCTTGAACCCAACCTTGACCACAGCAGATGGTGCATTAAAACCAAAGTCCACCCCATAGACAATATCCTGACAATCTTCCGGAAACCGGCTCACCGCCTTCCAATGGGTGAAGATTTTATGCAGGGATACACCCCTCAATCCAAGACCGAAAACCCGCCAGTAGTTATCGTCAGCCTCTTGCATGGATTCGATTCGCTTGATCAGCGTCTCCTCCAAGAATGGGTTGTCCTTATAGGTCGTTATGTAGAAGTCAGCCTCTGGCTTTTCTGCCCAGTCATAGAACCAACCCTCTTCATCGGATGGGTTAAAGTCAAGAACGGTTTTTTCGGTTGTACGCAGAATCAACTGCATAGCAGATTCCTTCTCAATTTCATTAGCCTCGTTCATGTATAGGTAGTTCCGTTTCCTACCCCGAATTTTCTGCGGTTGGTCGGTAGAAATGAACTCTACAAGGTTTGACCCAAATTCATAGGTAAGTTGGGTCTGATTGAACCGGTTGTCATCCCATGCGCCAAGTTTAAGCATGACATCCTTAAAGTCACGGAGGATAGTACCACGAATGGTCGGTAAGGATGCACGGCAGATAGAGAGGATTTTATTCTCCTCGCTCATTAGTTTGATGCAATACCAAATTAGGGTATTGACCGTCTTACCTGACCTTGCGCCACCCTGAAGGATGGTTATCTCCTTGCTGCTGTTCTCAAGATAGTGGTAGACTACCGTAGTGCCGATATCCACACTTTTCTCAACACCGACAGATACCAATTCTTCTGCCGCTTTTATGCCACGGGTAAGTCGGCTTGTTTCCCGACTAATATGCGGGTCGGCATTTTCAGGAATTAGTTTCCGCATCAGACTCGCTTATTTCGATTGTTTGTGGCTGATTGGGCAGATTGACCATGACATTGATCTTGGTCTTGCTTGGGCCGGTATTATTCGCCTTGGCATCTTCCTGGTAACCCCGATGCTTGAGTTTTGTCTTAC